ATAAAATCAAAGCATGAACTTCGTCGGCGAACTTATCCAAGCACAAATCCTTAGGGACTGTGTTGGTAAGGACCGGAAAAGTTCCCCTTGGGACCGACTATTGCCGGTTCTGGGAAACCCAAACCCTATAGATAGAGCTAATAGGCTCTTCTATAAGATGCCCCATGGAAGTCTTCTATCGGAGACCTACAAGGGTAAGTCCTTAATGAAACAACAGTTTCAGAAAACGGAAAAATACTTTAATAACCGACAAAAGTCGGGTATAAAGAGGATCCTCACCCGAGACATTGGTCTAGGGAAGAGGTTAAGCGATGTACTGGTCAGTAGGCCAGTAAGTCACTTTAAAAGAATTGAAGAGTTCATACATGGACTCGTCGATTCTCTTTGGCTAGCAGATGAACAGGTATTCTTGGTCAACTCTAGTGAGATCTTCCTTATAAGAAAACTTGTAAGGAAGATATTTTCCGTAGGTTCGACAAATCTGAAGGACCTAGTGGATCAATGGAAGGAATGGACAAACTATCTGTTCCACACATTAGCCCGTACATCTACGATAGGAGATCTACAGGTACCAGCCAAAAACAATATTTTTAGGCTGTTAAATGGTATACCATATATTAATAGGGTATACCATGGAGATTGCAATATGCTGCTAATGCAACACGTTGCACATCTTACCTCTACTAGGCAGATGCCATATATGGGCCTACCTACTGAGTTAGCAGCTAGAGAGAAGTTCAAAAATGTTCTTCAATCTAACTATGCTCCGCCACAGGAGTTTATATTTAAACTATCTATGGCGGCACGAAGGATTGGATCAATCTGTAGAAAAATCCGTCCTAAGTTAAATCCTGGTGAAAGTCATATATCTGTGACATCATCAGGAGAATTCGGCCACCCAATCTCCAAAGGAGGTCAGGCAAAAGCCGTGATCGAAGCTATGAGGAGGATACTCCTTATAGTACCGATTGAAGACAAAATGGAGGATACTCCATTTGGTCTCGCAAAGCACCTGGGTGGTATTCCACTTTGGAAGACTTTGTTTAGAAAAATTCCTGTCCCACCGGAACAGGAGTTTTTAGAGAGCTACTACTTAATAAAGGAGCAGCCTGGAAGATTCAGAGGGCTTGATGAAGCTACTGGATCTCAAATACTGTACGTAGCATGGAAAGAATCCTGTGCTACGCCAGTATTACGAGCCGAAGTTATCCCAGAAATGGGTAACAAAGCCCGTCATGTAACACTATCAGACTATTGGCTGAATGTGTTACAATCTCCATTGAGTCATTTACTAATAGATGCAATGAAGCACCACCCCTCTGTTTTCTCAAGCTTTCACCGACAGGATCAGGCTTGGGAAGAGGTAAAGGGTATGTGCCGTCTTAGTCAACTATCGTTGCCAAAAGGGCACGCAGTATTGTCCAGCGACCTAGCGGACGCTACCAATGCTCAGAAATGGGAATTGACGAAGTCAATCCTCAGAGCCTTTATTCAAGGTTTTGAACTATCGTTTAAACCAGAATATGTAGAACTAGTACTAGGAACAATAGGACCTAGGCTAGTCCTTTTCCCTGATGAGACTAGCGTCTTATCCAAGGTTGGGATAATGATGGGCGAAGCTATAGCCAAGCCGTCATTAACGCTCCTCAATCTATCGATTGAAGAGTTATCATTCCTCGAACATAATAATGCAGAAGAATTGTTGTATAATAATGAACCAGCTCCCTATAGGGACTGGAGATTTATACATATAGGGGGAGATGACCATCTAGCGATGGGACCAGAACCCTACCTAAACCGTATAACAAATAATCATTTGTTAGCCGGTTCACACATAACACCCGGGAAACACGGTTTCTCCAGGATATGTGTTAAATACACGGAAAGACTCCTAAATCTTAGGAATCTCCCGTATAAAGAACCTTTTAACAGAAAAGACTATAGTCTATCCATAATAGTGGACTCCGTTAAAGTAAGACTTCTAGAACGTGGTCAATCGACCATGATCAAGAAGGATAACAAGAATGTTGCGATTGGTAAATCGCAACAACTTGGTGGATGTATAGCATGGCTACCTACCGATAGCAGATTCTATACAGAAACGAAGAAGGCAAGTATACGCGCTCTTTTCGTTGAACGCATGGGTGATCTACTGCCTAGGAAGGCGGTAAATCCCCGTGCATTTGCAGCCATTCACCTACCAGCTAAAGTTGGTGGGTTTGGCCTAGGGATGCCCCATGAGTTACAAAAGTTTCTCATGGAATCTCCTGAACCCCACCAGGGTCTTATATATAAGGCTCATTTGGGGTTTAATGTTAAAGCTGATCTAAGAATATTTAGACGCCTTAACACTAATACCGCTTCCCGTGGTATTGAAAGTATTCAGGAACTACAGGAGCGGATCATTGGTCAATTGAGTGATTATCCTAATATGATCAATGCAATAGAGTGGAAGGAAGTGAAGAAACAGTTTCCTGACTCTAATAATAACGCGCGTAAGACAATAGCCTTAGCTGCGGATGCAGGTATTCTATCTATAGAAGAATTTGCAAAAAGAGCCACTAGAGGAAATCTCTTCCAGGAGCTCTTACTCGGAAAGGAGGAACAAAAGTCCTTCAACACGAGACCATATGTACAGACGTATAAAAATATAGTCTGGCCATATGCTGAAGATGAAGGTCTACTAGATTATTCTGGTGGAGCCTCATCTCTTACATCTGATCAAATTGTTACAGCAATTGACGAGATGTTACCAGCCTGGTATTTTGATGTTAATCAAATAACAAGTCTGGACTACGGTTTCTGGGATCCGGATAATCCTGATACAGAAACTTGGGAATTTGGGGAAGATACTTATATTAATAAGTATACTCAGGGGCTACCGTCTCTGAGTATTCCTCCCCACAAATTAGGAATTAAGATTAGTAAATCTTAACTCTGAATTGGTAGGACCTTCTTTGGTATCCCGAAGGAGTTCCAAAATCCTTACCAATGCAGTTCATGCTTTC